CACTGGATCGTAAAAACCTAGGCTGTAATGTAAAGGTCTTTTTGTCTTTGTCTTTTATTATTTCTAAGGTGCTAGAAGCCCACCTATCACAATTTGATCCCAGGTGCCCTAGTGTCTGCGCGCCTAGGCCTTTGCCCTGGTGAAGTACGCCCACAAATAGACAGTTGTAAATCTTAGTAAGTTTTTTAAACCAATTCACCAGCTTGCGGCTTTCTATTTCGCTGTTATAATCAAAAATAAGATCTAATAGGCCGTCAATAATTACGATCGGGCAATCTGGGTTATTTTCTAAATAATTAACAATTAAGGCCCTTATTTCGCTTGGGCCATCCTCGCGGACAGTAAAACAGTCAGCCCAGGACGGTAGGTTGTTTAAATTGCTAAAATGCTTTATTTTATTAACTTGTCTGTAAAAATCAAAATCACTGCTTTCAGTGTCAAAATAGGCTATTTTTCGGCGCCCTTCTGGGAAGTGTACCTTCATTCCAAACACTTCACCAGGTTGAAATGCAGAAGCTATTGCAGCGGCTAAAAAAGTACTTTTGCCCGCCTTTGGTAATCCACTAAAAACGATAAAATTTTGGATCGTTCCAATGGGTTTATCGTCAATAGTGAATATTACCTGGCTTGGGGGGGGTATGAAATCGGGCTTGTATTTTCGCTGTGCTAATTTTTCTTCTAAAGTTAATTTGTTTTGTCCGTCTACCATTATATACTTTGTAAAAAAGCGGTTAATACAGCTGCAATAATTAGGGCTATTACAGCTTGCTGGTTGTTACTGAATTGAAATAACTGGGTTAGCTTCTTTTTCATTTTCTATTTTTTCTAGGGTTAAAAAATATTCATTTGCTAGTGTTTCACACTCTCTTAAAAGTGTTGAAATACCAATATTGCTTTTGTTGTTTTGACTTTCCTTTGCGCAAAGTATTTCCAATAAAACGTGCTCGTATTTAGTTAGACCTGGTATTGGTGCTATTAAGCGGCCAAATTGATCCTGGACTGGCATAACTGGAAAAGCTGGTGCGTTTTTATCAATTTTCATTTGTCTAGTTTTTATAATTCGTTGTTAGGTTGTTTTTCTGTAAATTCCTTTACTGCAATAGATAGGTACTTGTTGTTAGCTTTGCTAATCTTTACCCAGCCAGCAATTTCAAATAATTTGCCGTCTGCTTTAAAATAGCCCTGGTAGTCTGGTTGCTTTTCATTTTTTTTGTTTTCTACTTTGTTCATTGATCCGAAGCCATCAGCTAGATCTTTTAGATACTCGTTCATTTTGTTGGTTTTAAAAAGTGATAAATTTTAAATAGGTAAAAAAGTATAAAGGCGCTAGTATACGTTAAAATACATACTGGCACGCTAACTGCAATAAAAAATATTATTGCAGCAATTCTAATTAATTTGCGTCGCATTGAAAACTATTTTCTAATCTTTTAATTTCAAACTGGTAATGCTCTAAAGCCGCGTCTATTAATATCCTTATTTCGAAACATAGATCAAAAGGTAGATCGTTTTCATTTAAGGATAAAAACTTACCAGAACTAGAATAGAAAAAAAATGTGCATTGTTCGTAAGGTGATAAGGCCCGCAATGCTTCCAGGCGTAAAATTTTGTGTTGTAAGCTGGCAATTTCGCCCAGGATCTTACTGTCGGTTTTTAATTGCATAAAATAGGGTTTTTGTTTGTCTTTGGTAAAATTATAGTAAAAACGATTAAACCACCAAATTTATTTTTGTAGGGGCATAAAAAAGCCCAGTGTAGATACACCAGGCTTCCTTTTTTGTACTAGACCATTGAAATTTATCTAACCAACTTGCTTCTTATGCTAAAAATAGCGCTTTTTCTTCTTTTCTACGGCGTGTAAGACCTGGTAAAACTACCTTTTCACCTCTTACAGTACCTTTATTCCAGCGGTCAAACTGGGCCGCCACTTGATCCTTTGGCGCGCCGCTATTAAGTAACCTTAAAAGCGTGCTAGATTGAAATGCGCCAATACCTACGTTATACACGAAACTGGTTAAACTATCCAGCTGGTTTTGGTTAATAGGTACCTTAACCAGTGCTTTTATCTTTGGCACTATTGACTTTGTTTCCCTTCTTAACCACTCAATAGCCTTTTCCTGGGTAATACTATCACCTAGCCTTACTTTACGCTTTGCGTCGTAATTATAGGTAGATCCGTACCCTATTGTAGGTATTCCCACTGGATCTAAATAAGCGTTGATCAGTTCCTCGGCCTTTGCTCCTATTGCCATTGTGCTGCTTAATAAGATTAACGCCACAACAGTAACCACCAATATTTTTTTGGTTTGGCTAGTCATTATGGACGGTTATTTAAATTAATGTCGCTGTCTTTTGCTGCAAATAAACCTAGGCCGCTTAAAATGGCTGTAATACCAGTTGGCACGTCGCCTTTTAATACTGTTGCAACCCCAGTTATTACGGCCCCTAGGCCAAATAAACTTGTTTTCCAGTTTTTAAACATATTGTTACATTTTAGTTACAAAATCAAGTTTTGTTTCAATGCGCGCCAGACGATCTAATATTTCAGTATTGGTATTATTGTGCTTAGATAAATCACTTTCAATCTTATCTAAACGGTTTTTAGTTGTGAAATAAAACCCACCGCCAGCGGCTACAAAAACTACAATACTAAATAACAGATCCGTCGCCATTTTCTTCTTTTAATAATTCACGCGCTACCGCATTGTAAGCGTCGGCCGCTGTCATTGCTGCCGTTAAGTTTTCAAATAAACCGCTTTTGCTAGCTGCGTCTAAAATTTGTTTTAAAATTGCAAGTGCTTGTTTGGTTTCCATTGGTTTGTATTTTAAAGATTAATTAAACTAGTGTAATATTTAATTGACTTGCGGCCCACTGGTACGCTGCCAGGTTAATATCTGCGCTGGCACCCCATACGTCATAATCAGGTTCGCTTATTGTCAAATTTCCGTCTGCCAATTTAGTAGCGTCTGCGTCTAATAATTGATAATAGAATATTGCGCTATTTAATAAATTGTCATTAATGATAATTAAATTAAAAAGGGTTGCGGTTACTTCTTGTCCGTTAACCCATATTGTAATTGGATCTATTTGTTTCATATTTTAATATTATACTATTGTAAAAATTTTCCATAATCCACCCGAATAAATATAAATACCCACTGTACCATCTGTTTGGTAAATAATCAATCCCTCGGCTGGTGAAGCAATAGCATTTTTTTGTGCTAATGTCATTCTAGGGGGTAGGAAGCCTTGAGTAGTACTATCTATTTGAACTTTTGCAGAAGCGTTATTTGAAGCATTACCACCAATATTTAAACCAACACTATTTACTCTTAATCTTTCTGTATTTGCAGTATATAATATTAAGTTTGAACTTGTATCATATCCTACATATCCACTTTGAGCATTTGTTGCTCCATTATAAGCTAATTGCAAATATGCTTGAGTTGTAGATGAGCCAGATTCTAATTTTAAAACAGTATTAACACCTAATGCACCTAATATATCAACTGTTCTTGTTGATGCAGTTGTACCTATTGACAATGTTCCTGCCATATAGTTAGCAGCCGTTCCTGCCATATACAAGTTCCATCTATTAGTTCCACTTGGAATATCACCAAAGAATCCATAGTTAGAAGTAGCACCTATCATATTTGCTCCAACAAATACACCAAACTGATTTGTTACAGTAGAACCTGCTCCAAATGTTCCTTGTTGTATATTGATATGTCTAATAGAAGCAGCAGTAAATGATGTAGCAGCAGTTGATGCAGTAGTTTGTAAATAGTTTGTTTGACCTGTTCCTGTTGATTGTATTGTACCATCTAATAAAATACCACCTGCTAAAGTATTTGTAAATCCTTTTGAAATTCTTAACATAATGGTATCAACACTTGTATTGCCAATACCTAAATTTCCTGCCATATAGTTATTAGCAGTTCCATTCATATATAGATTCCATCTATTAGTGCCTGAAGGAATATCTGATCTAAATCCAAAATTTGTTCCTGCTCCTATTAATGTATTATCAACATAAAATCCAATTTGACTTGTAACTGATGAGCCTACACCAATAACACTCTGTTGTGCTAAAAAATGGAAATAATCGGGAAGTGTAAATGATGCTGCTTGTGTATTTAATATATTTATAATACCTCTACCAAGTATTGTTACATCTGATTGTACAACACCAGCTTGTGATATACCAGTAGAAACTGTATTACCAGTAATATTTTTATTACATCTAATTGTAATATTTGATGCGGGAATAACACCTATACCAACATTTGAAGATAAAAAAGTATCACCATTATTTTGTAATTTGTTACCTGTGTCTGTTGTGCTACCAATAATAAAATTTCTTGCGGCACTTATTCTTGCAGCTTCTTGTACGTTAGTAGTTCCATAAATACCAAATAGCATTGGGCTTGAAGTAGTAGAGCCATTAAATATACAAAAATCCCTATCAACACTACCTTGTATGAAATTATTTACAGCCGTTGAAATACCTAAACCAACTCTTTTTGTCGGCCCGCTTTCTAAATTATCAATACGAAGTGAAGGAGCGTTTGCACCTACTATCTGGATCTGATTGTCGCCAGTTGCACTTGCTACTACTAATTTGCCAGATCCAACAGTTGAAGTGCCAATTAATACTTGGCCCGACGTTTTTTTAACTGTTATTGCCGCTTGTGCGCCTATTACGTCAAATAATTCAAAATCATTTGCACCACCATTATAAAAATTACCTATTCTCCATAATGCTGCACCGCTTAATTGAAAAGCTATTCTGGTATCATTAATTGAAGTTTGGTTTAATTGTAAAATAGTGCTTTGTGTGCTATGTA